TAAAAATATAATTTTTAATACACAAAACAACAAAATAGTTAAATATTATTTACAAGCAATATATAATCATGATATAGTTATAAATGTAATTTGGAGGTGATGGATATGGCAGAGAAGAATTTAATCTTTAAAATTGATAGCGAACTACATAAGCAAATTAAAATAAGAAGTGCTGAAAATGGTCAAACTATCAAAGGTTGCATTACAACTTTAATTAAAAAAGACTTAGCAAAGAAAGGGGGATAGAGATGGAATTAGTAGTAACGAATCAAACACCTATCGAAATTGCTTTAGGTATTGATGAACAAGGTATGACAACTGCCAGGAAGTTGTATGAGTTTTTAGAAATGAATAAAGCACATTTTCAAAGATGGGCTAAAAAGAATATTGAGAACAATGTATTTTATGAAGAAAACAAGGATTGGTGGGGGTTCACCATCATGGTGAACGGTAATAAATGCAAAGATTATAAGCTGACAACTGACTTTGCTAAACATTTGTCTATGGAATCTCATTCAGCTAGGGGTAAAGAGGCGAGAGATTATTTTGTAACAGTAGAAAATATAACTCGTGATACTCAATTACAATTACAAAGTTTATCACCTGAGTTAAGATTCATGATTCAAACCGAAATAAAGGATCGTCAGCAAGATAAATTATTGCAACAACACGAAGAACGATTTAATCAAATCGAAGGCAATTTACCAATAACACCATCTGAATGTAATTTGGTAAGTAGAAAAGCAAATGCAAGAGTTAAGAGTGTAATTAGCGAAAACAATTTAATTGTAAATAAAAAACAGAAAGGACGATTGATGAACGAGCTGAGACATGATGCAACTATCATTGCTGGGGTAACACAATATAATTATATTTTAAAGAAAGACATTGAGAAGGTTATAGCTTATATTAATAACTGGTATCCTAGTGGAGCTACTTTAGCTGGCATCATGGGATATGAGCAACAATCATTATTTAAAAATGAACATAAAAAAAGACATTCAACAACCGACCAAGATTAGTTTGAATGTCACCAATAGGCACTTGTATTATAATATATAAAAGGTAAATTGTCTACCTTTTAACAAGTGCCTCTAAGATTAAATGGAGGAACAAGAAAATGGAATCAAAATTAATTGATATTATTAAAAAAGCTAAGAAAGTATTTAAAACAGATAGTAGTCTTATGGTGGATGAAATACTAATTTTAAATAGGAAATCGAAAAGTAATACAGAGTTGGTGTCTAGTGCTTATGCACTAGGATACATACGAGGTGTTGAAAGTAATAAAAAAATGGTATAAAATTAAAGTATCCTAAAGGTATCGAAAAAACTCCCAAACAAAAAATAGACTGCAAGGGAGAATGGTTTGGTTTGCATAGCGAATTAATGCAGTCACATATTAGAGCCATGAGCCGATGTATATTTTATACGTCGGTTTTTTATATATAAACTGGAGGAAATGTTATGAAACTAAATATATTGGGAACAAAGTATGATTTAAAATATATCGATAACCCTGATGAAGACATGCAAAATAACGATGCGGATGGGTATACAGATAGCATAAATAAAAAAATAGTTATTCTTAGTAAAACACCTAACGATACAGAAAGCATACTTAGGCATGAAATTATTCATGCATATTTAATCGAAAGTGGTATTGGATATGGCTATGCGTTTCATAATGAGGACATGGTAGAATGGCTAGCGATGCAATTCCCTAAAATAGAAAAAACGATTAATAATATATAATAAAAATTAGAGCCCTGAGCCGTAATGGAAAGGGGTTTTTATATTGTATGTAGATAAAATATCAAATGCATTAAAGAAAAAAGGAAGTTCTTTTGAAATAGTAAACAGCTGTTTCGAGTTATGCAGATTAGAGACAAGTGAACTAAGCATAAGAAAAGGCAGTGAACTGGTTAAGAGAGCAGTAATTAAAAATGTTAAACAAGGTGAAGAATGGTATGATCTATATCGAAAAGTTTTATTGTTTCGTGCACCTTACTGTTTTGAAGATTATTTAATTTATCTAGAAATTGATAGACCACCAGAGGAACGATTCTATCAACCGCGGAGGAAAGTATTAAAAGTTGTAGTTGAAGAACTTCAGGCGTTAGCTGATGATGAGCTGGATGAACTATTTGTAAGTATGCCACCACGTGTTGGGAAAACAACTATATTAATGTTGTTTATTACGTGGATCATGGGGCGAGATGGTGAGGCAAGCAATTTATATAGTGCGTTCTCAGCTATAATTACAAGTGCTATGTATACTGGTGTGTTGGAGGTAGTGACAGACAGCTATACATATAACTGGAAAAAAGTATTTAATAATTCAGGTATTGCTAATACTGATGCTAAAAAGGAAACCATAGATATTGATAGAAAGAAACGTTATCCAACATTAACGTGTCGTTCGTTGTATGGAACATTGAACGGAGCATGTGACTGTTCTGGGTATTTAATTAGTGATGACTTAATCGGTGGTATTGAAGAAGCGTTAAACAAAGACCGTTTAATGAATGCATGGTCAAAGGTAACGAACAATTTAATACCTCGTACAAAACAGTCTGCAAAGAAAATATGGATTGGTACACGCTGGAGTTTAATTGATCCGGCTGGTTTAAGGATGGACTTCTTGCAGAATAATGAAGAAGGTAAAAAGGTAAGGTTTAAAATAATTAATCTACCAGCGCTTAATGAAAACGACGAATCTAATTTTGATTATGATTATAATGTTGGATTTAATACAGACTACTACAAACAGTTAAGAGCACAGTTTGAAAGAAATAATGATATGGCATCATGGCAAGCTCAATACATGGGAGAGCCTATTGAGCGTGATGGAGCACTATTTACACCTGATACAATGAATTTCTATAACGGGGTAATAGCTGATGAACCAGTAAGAAATTATATGACGGTCGATGTTGCGTGGGGTGGTGGTGATTATGTTTCAGCACCAGTATGCGTAGAAACTGAAAACGGAGATTTCATACCTGATGTAGTATTTAATAATGGTGATAAAACTATAACAAGACCATTAATTGTAGACTGTATTATCAAAAATAATGTTAAGTATGTTCAGTTTGAAGCTAATAATGGCGGAAGCGAATATGCCGAATGGATAGAAAGAGAATTAAAACAGAGAGACTATAAATGTACGATAACAAGTAAATCAGCACCAACTAATAAGCGAAAAGAAGCGCGTATATTTGAACGTGCACCTGAAATTAGAGAGTTTTACTATTTAGATAACGGGTGCAGACATAAAGAATATCAATTGTTTATGAATAATCTATATGCTTTTAAAATTGTAGGAAAAAATAAAAATGATGATGCACCAGACAGTATGGCGATGCTTTCAGAAGTAAGAGGAAGAGGAAAATACACTTCTGTAACAACTTTCAGTAGAAAAGATTTAGGAATATAATTTTTTTCTTGACAAGGTTAAAATCTGTACGTAGCCTTAAAGTAGGAAGTGGGGTAATTAAAATTGAAAAAAGAAATATATTGCCCCGTTTGTGCAAAAAGGGGTAAAAAGAAACTTCTAGGAGCTGTAGAAGAAGGTTCAAAAGGAACAGTGTATCTATGGTGTAAGGAAGATAAAAAACCAATAAAGATTGAATTAAGTAAAATTAAATAAAAACAGAGCCATGAGCCGATGTATTACGTAAAAAACGTAATAGTCGGCTCTTTTTATTTACAGTTAGGGGGTGTGTTATGAGTAGTACGACAGGTGAATTAGCAATAGAACAGTTTAAAGGCAGAAAAATGATTACTACGGATGTTGTGGAAATCACCAAAGACAACATACATGATGTGTTGGGTAAGGCAATGTCTATTCATATAAGAAACCGTAGTCAAATAAGACGGCTGTTTGAGTATGAAAAGGGAAATCAAAATATTCTTTATCGTCAAAAGGATGTAAGACCTGAAATAAATAATAAAATTGTTGAAAATCATGCACACGAGATCGTCAACTTTAAAGTCGGATATGTTTTCGGACAACCGATAAGCTATGTTCAGCGTGCTAATAAAGATTTATCTAATACCGAATCAAGTGGAGACAATGTAGTAGATGCATTAAATGAAATGATGTTCGAGGAAGGTAAATATTACAAAGATCAGGAGCTGGCAAGAACGTTTTCAATTTGTGGTGTTGGTTATCGAATGGTTACACCACACAAAGTAAAAAAAGGAGTTAGTGATTTTCGGATTACTAATCTGGATCCGCGTTTTACATTCGTTGTTTATAGTGCTGATGTTTTTCATGAACCAATGATGGGTGTTACATACTGGATTGATGAAGATAATATGATTCACTGCACAATTTACACTGAAAATTTTGTTTATAAAACAACGGGGAGATATGGAAATGTGTTCACCCCTGATGGAAAACTTGAAGAATCGATAAATGGAATAGGAGCAATTCCAATTATCGAATACAAAAACGATGATTCAAGGATGGGATGTTTTGAAAGAGTTCTTGGACTGCTTGAAGCAATAAACTTATGTACTTCTGATCGTCTTAACGGATTAGCACAGTTTGTACAGTCATTGCTATGGTTTAACGATATCGGTATTGATAATGAACAGTTTAAGTTACTTAGAGAAGAAGGTGGTATTTCTACGAAATCACTAAGCGATGGAAAAACACCAATATTGCAGTATATAAAAACAGAGCTGAATCAAACAGAGGTCCAGACACTAGCTGACTATTTATATATGCAGGTGTTACAGATTACCGGTACACCGGCTAGAGGGCAGTCAAGTGGCGGTAACACTGGTGTTGCTTTAATGTTAGGCGAATCAGGGTGGCAGTTAGCTGAAGAAAATGCGCAAAGTGCAGAAACGTTATTTGGCAACAGTGAACGTCAAATGATGCTAGTAATCAAAAATATTATTGAACGCTCTAAAGATAATGATATCAGCGAGTTATGTATCGCTGATATAGATATTAAGTTTAATCGGAATAAGATTAGTAATTTATTAAACAAGACGCAAGCACTTAGGAATTTACAGACTGCTGGAATAAATATGCGCCACGCAATTAAAACTGTTGATTTATTTCCTGATCCGCAGCAGGTATACAAAGACAGTGAAAAACAGTTGGAGAAGAACGTTAAGGAGCAAACGACGGAGAAGGTCGAAAACGAGCAAAGGTTAGAGAAAAACGTTAAAGAGCAAGGAGATTAAATTATGGATTTAAAAAAGTATTTAGGCAAAAAGTACAAAGATAACATGACTTTTGAAGAAATTCAGGAAGCATTAGCGGATTTACCTGAACCTGATTCAGTTGTCGATAAAGAAGAATACGACAAAATGAAAAAATTAAAAGATGAAGCAAGCAAAGAAGCGAGTTCTTGGAAGAAGAAATATAATTCTACGCTAAGTGAAAAAGAGCAGTTAGAGATTGCTCAAAATGAGGCGAATGAAGAATTACAGAATAACTATGATGCATTGTTAAGAAAAACAACTATTGCCGAAAGAAAAGCTGAATTAGTTGAATTAGGTTACGATACTAAGCTGGCTCAGGAAACAGCTGAAGCAATGGTTGATGGAGATTTCACAAAAGTTATTGCTAATCAAAGTAAATTTGCCGAATCAGTTAAAAAGAACACAACTGATGAATTATTAAAAAACACTAAAACACCTGAAGGTGGAGGTAGTGAGGAAGGTATGACAAAAGAAAAATTTAATAAATTATCTATTCAAGATAAGCAAAAATTATTCGATACCGATCCCGACACCTTCAAACAATTAGCCGAAGGAGGAAATTAAATATGTCATTAAACCATACACACCAAAAGTACGATAATTTCGTATTAGCAGCCGAATTTGAAAATCAGTATCAATCGAAATTAGATTTAATGAAATTTTGTACTGTCGATGATTCGTTAGTAGGTACACCGGGAACTAAAAAGAAAATTAATCGTTACAGTGCTACTAATGGTACAGAAGTATTGACAATGGGTAATGGAAACACTAAGAACATTGAAGTTAAATTAACACAAGAAGAATATGAAATTGAAATGTTACAAAATCGTTTCCCTTACTATGATGAGGAAGAAATGACTGATCCAAATGTAGTAACTACCGGAGTCAATCATATGGCTGTAGATATGTATAACACATCTAATACAAAAGCTATGGCAGAATTCCAAAAAGCAACAGCAAAGGTTGAAGTTGAAAAATTTGATTTTGATGCATTTGTTGACGGTTCCGCATTGTTCCCTGAAAACGAACAAGAAGATATGGCGATTTTTGGATTAGTACATCCAAAAGATAAAGCAGAAATCAGAAAAAATCTTAAAGACGATTTAAAATACGTCGAAGATTATGCACGTGCCGGATATATTGGACATGTTGCTGGAGTTCCTTTATATAACTCTAATCACGCGACACAAGGTACAGTTATTTTAGCAACAAAAGAAGCAGTTAAATTCTTTGTTAAAAAAGGAACTGAAGTAGAACAAGAACGTGATGCAAATGTTCGGTTAAATACTATCTACAGTAGAAAGTACGGTATCTTTGCATTCGTAGACGATACTAAAGCAGTTAAATTAGAGAAAAAATCTACATCAGTATCAGGATAAGAGGTGATTAAGAATGACACAAAAAGAAATGCTTAAGAAGCTGGTGCCTGAGATTACTGATGATGATATCGAAGTGCTTTTGGAACTAAGCAAGGGTGTTATTCTTAATGCACGTTTCCCTAATGGTGAGATTCCATTAAACAAGTTAGGAGAGACATATGTAGAAAATAGATACTTGCATTTACAAGTACAAATGTGTATTGAAATGTTCAACCGTAGGGGCAGTGAGGGTGAGACACAGCGTACTGAAAATGGAATTTCACGTACATATGATACTGCTGATATTTCGAAATCTTTAGTTGGGAAGATACTTCCTAAGTGTGAAATATTGTGAGAGATTTAGCAATCAATCAACAGACTATTTTCTACCAAAACTACGGTGTGGGTGAAACGGTTGATAAATACGGTAATCCGGTTAAAGGATATGGAGATATTGAATCAATGCGTTTGTGTGTAAGTTCCAACAAAGGAGAACCTAACGAGGATATCTTTGGTAACGATCTAAAGTACGACAAGACAATGTCTACACACAATTTGTCATGTACTATAGATGAATTTACACGGTTATGGATTGGAATTCCCAAAACCCAACCATACAATTACAAAGTTAAAGCAGTTGCTCCAAGCTACAGTTGTATAAAATACGCTATCGAAAAAGTCAACAAAAATGAAGATAAAAGTAAAACTGAGTGATAAGGGTATTGATAAAGCATTGAAGCAGTTGGAGCAGTACAAACAAGATTTAAATAAAAAAGCTAACCAGTTGGTACAACGATTAGCTGATGAAGGATATACAACAATTATTAATAAGATATTCGAATTTGATGCCATAGAAACTGGCGATATGTTAAGTTCTGTATCAAAAAAATCAAATAATTGTTATGCGATGTTATCTGTAGGGGATTGTGCTATGTTTGTAGAATTTGGTACAGGTCCAAAAGGTGAGGAAAATCCATACATAGGTGATAGCATGGGGTGGAAATATAACACTGGAGATAACATTAAAGAATATGCAATAAATGGGGTAACAGTAACTGGGTGGTTTTATCCTGATGGAAGCGGAGGGTATCGTTTTACAAGCGGTATGCCCTCACGTCCATTTATGTATGAAACTGCTATGGAACTCCGTTATAACAAAATGGAAAAGATTATTAGGGAGGTGTTTAGATAATGATAGATCACGAAAGTTATGTATTTGAAGTAGTCGCTTCAAAATTACGTGAAGAATATGGCATTGATAATATTTACATAACTGGTGAGGAAATATCTAATACACCTCCTAAGTTTCCAGCTGTCTGTATAATGCAGAGTGACAATATTATTAATACTGATTATTCAACTTTTAATGAAAATGAAAACGTCGCAATCGAAACTTACAAAATTGAAGTTGTAAGTATTGATAGTAAAGATGAATGCATGAAAATAGTGGCTGTTATCAACGATGTATTGGTAAAGCATGGATATTTAAGAACATTCAATCAGCCGATAAAAAGTGCAGATAGTGATATATACAGAAGAATTGCAAGATTTAAAAAAGTAAATTCAATAGGAGGAAATTAAATATGGGAGTTGCGTTAAATACTGCTGGTGTAACAGTTGGATATGCTGTAGAAGCTAGCGCTGGAACTAGACCAACAACAAATTACATTGAAATTCCTGATATTAAGGAAGTACCTGAAATGAATCCTGAACCTGAAACATTGGAAACTACAGTTTTAAAGGAAACAGAGTACAAAACTTATATCGAAGGCTTAAAGGATTTAGGTGGTGCATTATCATTTTTGGCTAACTACACCGAAGAATTAAGCACTGCATGGGATACACTGGTAAAAGCATATAAAACAGCCAGTGAATCAAACAAAGCAGTATGGTTTGAAATCAAACATCCAAGACTTGAAAAATCTGTTTACTTCACTGGACAACCAAGTGCTATGGGGTTACCAGCAATGGCAGTTAACAGTGTATTGGAAACAAATTTATATATTACACCAACAAATGCGCCAGCATGGGAAACAAAATCAACAACTGCGGAAGGTTAATCCTTTCGTAGTTTAAATATGGAGGAAAATAATATGGCTAAAGTTATTAATTTTACTTATAAAGATAAGGATTACACATTGGAGTACACAAGAAAAACATTAGAAAAAATGGAAGCAGATGGAATTAATTTAACTGACTTGGATAAAAAACCAGTTACAATCTTACCTAAATTATTTGAATATGCTTTCTTTGCAAATCATAAACGCACATCAAAAGAATTGATTGAAGAAATGTTTGAATTGTTTACTGATAAAAATGAAATGTACAACAAATTAAGTGAGATGGCAATGGAAACATTAAATACTTTATTTGAGGATAGTACAGAAAAAAACGCGATCAAGTGGACGGCGACATTTTAGAAGAACCGTCCTCAAAAACATTTACAGAAACGTTTTACGAAGTTTTTCCATTCTATTTAAGTATTGGAATGACATATGAGCAGTTTTGGGAAAACGACCCTTCACTTGCTAAATACTATCGAGAAGCTGATAAACTGCGCAATGAACGAAATAACACAGATGCATGGATTCAAGGAATGTACATATACGATGCTGTAAGTACAGTTGTATATAATGTGTGGTGCAGAGATAAAGGAAAATCACCAGCAAAATATACAGAGAAACCGTATCAGTTCAATGCAGTAAAAGCTAAAGAAGATTTAGTAGAAGAAGAATCGGCGAGAGCTGAAGTATGGATGAAAAATTTTGTAAATCGATTTAAATAATGAGCCGACCGAGAGCCTTAAATTTTTTTAAGGAAGGAGGTTATCTAAAATGTCAATGGAAATAGACAAACTGAGCATTGAAATAGAGAGTAATGCCAGTAATGCTAGTGGAGAAATAGACAAATTAGCTGGTTCATTAGGAAATTTAAAAAATAATCTTAATGGTATAAGCAGTCTAAAAAGTCTGTCTACCACATTAAAAAATCTTAGTGCTGTAGCAAAGAGTATAAATACAGCACAGTTTGTACAGCTGGCTAACGGTATGGATAGGTTAGCTAGCAGTTTTACGGGCTTAAATGGATTTAAAACTGGTGCAACTGGCTTATTGAAACAGATTGCTGATATAAAAGTCATTGCTTCAGATTTAGGCGATACTAAGTTTGATAAGTTTACAGAAGATATTAACAAACTAAAAACCGCAATACAACCGTTACAGGACTTAGGTAAGACGAATTTAGGAAGTTTCTTTAATCAGTTAAAAAAACTGCCTGAAATTTCAAAACAGCTGGATACAGTTGACTTTAACAAATTCTCTTCACAAATGAAACAGCTTGCAAATGCAATCAAACCGCTTAATGGTGTTTCTATTAAACTGGGAAGAGCATTTAGTAATTTACCATGGCACATAAAAAAAGCAACCACACAAATGGAAAGCTATTCAAGAAGTGCATCTAAAGCAAGCAAAACAAGCGGTAGCTTAATGAGCCGAATAGGTAAATCAGTAGCCAGTTTTAGAACTATGACATTCGTAATCCAAGGTGTCGTTGGTGCCTTAACGAGTGTTTTTGAAGAATCATCACAATATGTAGAAAACTTAAACCTATTCAATGTTGCAATGGGCGAAACAACTCAAAGCGCTTTAGACTTCGCAAACAAGGTTCAAGGAGCTATGGGGATTGATACCAGTGAATGGATGAGTTTTCAAGGTAGGTTAAATAACCTTATTACTGGTTTTGATGTAGCCAGTGACAAGGCACAGATCATGTCGCAAAACCTAACACAGTTAGCATACGATTATTCATCGTTGATGAATGTTGATCCTAGTGAATCGTTCGATAAGATTAATTCGGCGATGAGTGGACAAATCAAAGGTCTTAAGGATTATGGTAACAACGTAAGTGTTGCAATGGTTAAACAGACTGGTTTGAAGTATGGACTTGAAGGCGCAGTATCTGAATGGGATCAAAATACTCAAGCAATCATGCGTTATATAACCATAATGAATAACGCGAGCAAAGTTGATGTATTCAACGATATGGCTCGTACAATCGCAACACCAGCAAATGCAGTTCGTATCTTAACACAACAGTTTACAATGCTAAAACGTGCAGTGGGGAATATTGCTAGTGTGTTCATAAGCAAACTTATTCCATATGTACAGATAGCAGTACAGTGGCTTACTGCTCTAGCGAATACGATAGCTAATTTCTTTGGGTTCGAATTGCCTAAAATCGATTACAGCGGTATTGCTGGCGGTGGAGGGGCTTTAAACGATGTAGAAGATAGCGCTAACGGTGCAAGCGATGCAGTAGGTGGAACAGCCGATAAAGTAAAAGAATTAAAGAAACAGTTAATGGGCTTTGATGAACTTAACATTATAAACAAACCTGATGACAGCAGTGATTCAGGGAGCGGAGGTTCAGGAGGAGCTGGTGGCGGAGGTTCAATAGGTGATATAGAACTGCCACAGTATGATTTTCTAAAAGGACTGGAAAATCAAACAAATGAAATGATGGAACGTTTGGCTAAAAAAATGGCTGAAATGTTCAAACCAGTTACTAACAGCTGGAATAAATACGGTAAGGGTGTACTTGATTCAATCGAGTATCAATGGACTGAAATCGGAAAACTGGTAGATAGTATTGGTGTAAGTTTCGGTACTGTTTGGCAAAATGGAACTGGTGAGGAAACTATGGATCATATTTTCAGCATCATAACCAACATTAATATTACAGTCGGTAATTTGGCTAAACAGTTCAGAACAGCATGGGATGAAGCTGGAAACGGTACACAAATAGTTCAAAACCTATGGGATTCATTTAATGTTTTCTTGGGATTGATTGACGATATATCAAGAGATCTTGTTAAACTATCTGATACTTTGGATTTTAAACCTACAGTAAAAAGTGTGGTAAACTTCACAGATGCGTTTAAAGATTTGAGCACCACTATTAGTAAACTGCTGTATGGCGGATATAAAAATGTATTAGAGCCATTGGCTAAGTGGAGTATTGAAAAAGCAGTGCCAAGTTTGGTCGATAGTCTTTCTAAGGCTGTTAAAGGACTGAGCAAGGTATTAGATGCATTAAGACCTACAATAAACATAATCGAAAAAGTAGCTACAGCCTTATTAAAAATGGCTGGAAACACTGTATTGAAAGCTATTGATTTACTGGCGAGCGCAGTAGATGGAATAGGTAGTATGTTTAAGAAATTTCCGGGATTGATGACTGGTGTAACTACTGCTGTAGGCACATTTATAGCGATAATGAAATTTGATAAAACAATTACTTCTATAAAATCTCTACAAAGTGTTTTTGATAAATTTACACAAACTGCCAGTATGCTAAAAAATTGCGGTATTGGAATGACGTTAATGTCTTGGGGAACAAATGCGGACGGCACAACTAACATGATAGGAACTATGATTAATAAATTTATGACATTAAATTCCGCTAAAGGTCCACTAAGCGCGGTATCTGATGCTTTTAACGGATTGGCTGGAAGTATAACTGGAACCAGTACAGCGAGTAGTATATTAAGTACTGCTTTGACGTTTTTGTCAAAAAATCCATTAGTTGCGGTTGTTGGTGGTTTAGGATTAGTTGTTGGAGCATTAGTGGCAGTTGCAAGTGCAACCGATGATACAAACAATAAATACAAAAAACAAATCGAACAGTCTCAGGTATTAGGTGAAGAATGTAAAAAATTAGCCGATGAACAAAGAAAACTTAATGAAAATGCTAGCGAAGGTATCAAAGATTCATTAGGAGATTATTTAAAAATAAAAAACACTTATGAAGAACTTATTTCGCTTGGTGAAGGTAATGTAGAACAAATTGGTAATGCACAAGGGAAAGTCGATGAGTTAAATAGTATATGTGGCGAAACAGTAGTGCAGATTGAAAACGGTCATTTAAAATGGTTGGAATCAAAGGAAGCAATTTTAGAAAATATCGATGCGTTAAAACAAAAATACATTATCCAAGCTAATGAGGAATCATATACAAAAGCACTTTCAAAGCAAAGCGAGGTACAAAGTAAATTAACGCTTGCTCAAAATGATTACAACAAAATTGCTAAAGAATGTAGTGGATTTTTGGATGAGATGGGCATCAGTTTGGACGATGTTTTAAACGGAAATGTAAATTATGCTAAAGTATTACGTCAGTTAACTCCAAAACAACGTGATGCGATAGATGCTTTTATAAAAGCTAAAGAAACTTTAGATGATGCAACCGAAGCTTCAATTGAAAATAAAAATGCATTAGAAAAAATGAGTGCTGCACAAGAATTTAATATTTCAAAAACTACACTACAAAAAGATGGAGTTAAAGGGTTAGTAGAAAATTATGAACTGCTAACCGGTAAATATAGCTCTGTCATTGGTAAAAGTGGTGAAGTAACTATGACATATGATACATTAAAGTCTGCTTTAATGGCGTATGATGATGTAATTAAAGGTCATGGTGAAAATAACGAGTTAATGAGTGAGGAAGAAAAAGCGAATGCTCAGGAATGTAAAAATGTTGTAATTACACAACTCGCAGAGAAAGCGGTAGCTCACGAACAAAGCTATGAAAAAATGAAACAAGAATTAGGTAGCGCGTGGGATGTGATGACTGACAAAGAAAAAGAAAGTTTGAAAAAGCAGTACAATGATTTAAAAAAGGCGAAAGATGCTGAAAAGAAACTTATTGATGATCAAAAAGATGCGCTTCTAAAAGTGCTGGATGATTACAACATTGGTCGTAGTGACAAACAAGCTAAACAGTGGAAACAAGAATTGGAAGAAGCACAAAAAAATGGTAGTGAGCAAGGTCAAGAATATATTGATAATCTAGTTAAAGATTTAATGACTGGAAAAATTAAAACAGATCAACAAGGTGATGAAATAGGTAAAGGATTTAAATCTAACCTAGAAAAGAATATCGCATATTTTAAATCTGACGATGTTGATGCCAGATCCAAACTAGATGCGTTAAATAGATTAACTTTACAAGATAAAGTGGCATGGCTTGAATTTAAAAGTAAGACTAATGGATTTAAGCTGGTAAATGGAATTGTTGGTGGTGAAGGCATTGTAAGTATTAAAGAGTTTGCCAACGGTGGTTTCCCTGATATGGGGCAAATGTTCGTCGCTAGGGAAGCTGGTCCAGAGTTAGTAGGACGCATTGGTAAGAAAACAGCAGTTGCTAATAACGATCAAATTGTAAGTGCAGTAAGTGGTGGTGTTTACAACGCTATGCGTAGTGCTATGGCTGGTATGAGTGGTGGCGGTAAATTTGAGATTCATACAACTGTTGAAATAGATAAAAAAGCAGTTGGAAAATCAGTAGTGGACTATAACAATGGAATAGTTAAACAAACGGGTAAAAGTCCGTTGCTAATTTAAAGGAGGGATTGAAATGGACGATGTTATTAAAATTAATGGAGTAGGTTTCAACCCTTCTTCATTAGAATTTCAAGTTTATGATTTAGACGGTGAAGAAGGCTCAGGACGTAATCAAAACGGAGAAATGTTTAGAGATAGAAAAGCAGTTAAGCGAAAGGTTGTTTGTACATTTAACGGTCTTACAGATGCTATGGCTAGCAAATTACTTAAAGCAGTTGAACCAGTATTCTTTTCTTTAGAATATCCTGATCCAGTTGAAAACAAGCGTAAAACAATAACGGCTTATGTTGGTGATAGAACTATGCCGATATTTAAATACGATGCGGTTAAAAAATGCTGGATATGGGAAACGATTAATTTAAATTTTATTGAAAGGTAGAGATAGCATGATTAATACAAACGAAGAATTTAATTCATCAGTCATAGCACAAGACCGTGTTATCAATGCCAAAGTCATTTTTAATGGCACAACAGAATTAATCAATGAAGTCATATCTGTTGTTTTAGACGAAATTTCTTGTAGCGAATCAACTTTAAAAATTGGTGAAATAAATACTAATAAAGCAACTGTCAAATTCAAAATGCCTGATAACAAGATCCCGTTAAAAAATAGTACAGTAAAAATTTATAGTGGTGTAAATGGTGTTTATGTATGTAAGGGTACATATTACACAGCTGAGATTGATAAATCAGACAACAGCGACTTTATAACAGTTGTAGCTTATGACAGCACATATCGTTTAAATAAAACATATATACCTGATATTGAATACCCTAATAGTTTATCGAATGTAATAAATGATATTTGTAGCCAGTGTAATATTTTGCACGATATAAAAAATATACCGGACATTATAATTGATGGATATATTGATAATATGACGTGTAAACAATTCCTAGGCTATATGATGGGCTTAATGGGGTGTAATGGAACAATAAATCCAGACGATAAATTAATCGCATATTGGTACAAGGATTGTGGTATTGAGATAACTTATGATTTGCAGTTTATGAACGGTTTAAACAGAACTACTGACGAGGACATAGTAATCAACTCGTTAACAAGCGGTGATAGTGAAAATGTACTGGTAGCTGGAAATGGATTCGGTATAACTTTCGAAAATCCGTATATGAAACAAGAAATATTAGACAGTATATTTGAGCGGATTAAAGGTTTTACATACACACCATGTACTGTAGAGTGGCGAGGTAACCCAGCTTTAGAAATAACTGATATTGTTAAAGTTGAAGATAAAAATGGTGTTTTACATAATGTACTGCTAAGTGAACATACAATAGTGCTTACGGGTATGAAATCAAGCATAACTTGCAAAGGTGAAACTGAAATAGATACAGTTATGAATCAGTCACCTACAGACATTAAATTAAATAAGCTGTATGCCACATTAACAAATGCTTTTAAAAATACTACTGATAAAATTTTAGGTAATCAGGGCGGTTATTACAGAATTGATATGAACGACGAAGGTTTTCCTTCAGGATGGACTATCATGAATACTCCTGAATTAAGGGATGATACACATTTGTGGAGATTTACAGCCGGTGGTCTAGGCTATTCTGAAGATGGTGGAAAGACATTTAAAAATTTAGCCTTTGACCTTGACGGTAATTTCAATGCAAATGTTATTACAACTGGTATATTGCAAGGTGAAATGTTTGAACTTGATTTACAGACGGGTGTTATTAAGATTGGGAAACGTGATTCAGAGGGTGAAATAAGCAATCCTAGCTTTTACCTAAACGAAAAAGGCGAGTTGACAATAAAAGCCTTTGAAGAAATAAAAGAGGAGCTACAAGCTAAAAAATACCTAGTATCCTTAGATAATAGTGGAACTGTCCTAAACAAGCCAACAGATACAATTACATTAAGTGCAAAAGTATATGATGGCAATAATGATGAAACAAACAACATAAGCAGTATTAGTTTTAACTGGTACAGAGTATCGAGTGATAGCGAAAGCGATAAAACTTGGAATAACAGTCACAAAGGGAAACGTTCGATAATATTAACACCTGATGATGTAAATGTTAACGGCAGTTTCTATTGTGAAATAACATTACCGATTGGTACTAGAAAAACACTGTCTATAAGCATAACTGATAATAATGACATTGCTAATTTAGAAGGCAGTTTCTTGGATGTCACTGGTGTCAATACAGTTCAATCATATGATGAAGGTTATGTACCAAACTGGGAAGAAACCCCAGCAGTTATTACCCCGGCGGTTTTAGATGGATTATTAAATGTAGATTTAAATAACTGCACACTGGTTTGGAAACGTAATAATAATGGAACGGAGACAGATTTAATAGAGGGCGAGAGTGTCTTAAACGGTATCCTAACAGTAAATAAAAATGTTATGTCTAAAGGACGTCCATATATAACATATATTTGCTATGTAACTTATAAAAATGCAACAAAAAAACTTAGTGTAACGTTTATGCTTAATATCGATGGCAAGGATGCATTAGTTCTTAAAATAGATAGTTCAAATGGCTATATATTTAAAAATACTGGTGTGTCTACTACGATGACAGTTCAAATATTTGTGGCTGGTGAAATAATAGATACATCTCAAAAAATGTATAATTATTTTGGCGATAAAGCGAAGATACTTTGGGAAGTAAAACATATTAAGGAAACAGACTTTACAGCGTTAGATCCAGCTGATTCTAGATTAACGGACAATGGATTTATATTAACGCTAACATCAAATGATATAAATGAAAAAGCAACATTTAGATGTTTTTTAGATTTTTAGGAGGAAATAAGTAAATGGCAATAAAAGCAACAGCAGAGCAAGATGTGCTTGATATAACAGACGGCTATTCAATACATTTAAGTAATGATAATTATACGTTTCAGGGAACTACAACATCAGTAGAAGGAACTCAGTCATTAACTTGCAAAATAACTGCTATAAGAGGTTCGGATAAAATGGTGTGTTCAGTTGGGGATATTACAGCTCCAACGGGATTAAGTATAGTTTCAGATGGGAAAACACCAGAACCAACATTAACGATAACTGCAACAAGCGCATTAACTAAGAGCGGAAGTGTTATTATTCCGGTAAAAACAGAAGATGTTACAATTGAAAAAGTATTCAGCTGGTCGATAGCATTTAAAGGAAATAATGGTACAAGTGTTACAGTATCGAATACAAGCATAACATATCAAGTTGGTACTTCGGGAACGACTGCGCCAACTGGTTCATGGACAACCGCAATTCCTTCTGTTCCTTCAGGACAGTATTTATGGACAAAAACAGTAGTAACCTATAGTGATGGTAAATCTACTACAGCATACAGTGTGTCAAGAAATCCTACAAACGGTACAAATGGTACGAGTGTTACAGTTAAATCAACGGTTACAGAATATCAGGCAAGTAATTCCGGAACTACTGTACCAACTGGTTCATGGTCTAGTACACCAGTTGCTGGGAATCCCGGTCAATACGTATGGACTAGAACAACCGTAACCTATTCAGACAATAAAACAGCAGTATCGTATTCTATCTCAAGAAATGGCGCTAATGGTGCAGATTCGATCACTATGGCAATCAAATCTTCAAATGGAGTCATCTTTAAGAATACTGCTATCGCAACAACTTTAACAGCTCGCGTATTTAAGGGTGGGGTAGAAGTTACTGGCAGTGCATTAACTGCACTAGGAACGATTAAGTGGTACAAAGATGGTGGTTCAACAGCTGTAGCAACTGGTTCTAGTTTAACGATTAACGCTGGTGATGTTGATAATAAAGCGACTTATACAGCACAGTTAGAGGGATAGTTTATGGCTGTTAAAGCATATGCGCTTATAACATTAACAGACTGTTATGACGGTACAGACGGTACGGTTCGCAGCGCTACTGCACCTAGTGATAAAACTAAGTTATGGTTTGATACAACTTATAATCTTCTAAAATACTGGAACGGTACTACATGGGAAGTGACTAATGATTTCGCTGGTGATATAAATGACATGAAGCAGAATATTACTACTGAATATACTTCTGCGATCAACCAGCTTAAAGAATCGCT